GGTGGATATCCAGGATTAAGTGGGTTTCCAGTTCTGTAATAAAATCCACCCTCATAGGTTACTGCATCACCATAACCGTAATCTACGCCATTATCATATGGTCCAATTAAAGTCCATGGAGCAGGACCTGTAGCACCAGTTACTCCTTGAATACCTTGGATACCCTGGTTTCCTTGAGGACCAGTATTACCTTGTGGTCCTACTTCACCTTGAATTCCTTGAATACCTTGGATACCTTGAGGTCCAGTATCTCCAATGGGTCCCTGAGGCCCTGTATCGCCCTGTAAGCCCTGTTCACCCTGTATACCTTGTATACCTTGCTCACCTTGCAAACCAGTCTCTCCGATTGGCCCTGTAGGTCCAGGAACGGTAGAGTCAGCACCAGTAGGACCCTGCGGTCCTGTTAGTCCAGTAGGTCCTTGAGGACCCCTGTCATTAGAAACTAATACATCAGTAACAACGTTTTCAATTTCAACTAGTACATTTGATGGAGCAGTAAACTCTAAGGTATACACTTCTTGGGTAATAAAATTTTCAATGTCAATTGTTACCTGAGAAGGAGAGGTAAGTTCTACATTATATACTTTTTCTTCAACAAATATTTCTGTAGACACTATTGAGTCACCTCAGCAGAAACTGCAAAGCGTCCCTTAAGGATGCGTGTTACTTCACCACCAGGAGATTCAACTTCAATGTCATACATGTGACGACCATAAGGAACTGCAGTCATCTCAGTAGCAGTAGCAGTTACAGTTACTTCTCCTGATTCATTGGCGGTAATTTTTCCATTACTTTTACTTAGGTCAAGAAATTTAGTAGAAGTATTAATGTCACTTCGGACCTGCATGCGCACTCCATAGGAATCAAGGTCCCATGCAATGCCATCAATCTTAATTGTAAAATTTAGATTAAAGGTTGCTCCCTGGTCTGCAACTATGTTATATGTACCAGCCACTATACTTCATCCTTAAGGTGTAAGTTAATATGTTCGTCTAAACGTTTTTCAATTCGATTAACGGTGTGCGCTATATCTGGAAGGCTTCTTCCACCATTTGATGTTGGCTGAATTGGATAAGTTTGTTCTTTAATAAAAGACTTAAGTGGAGTTAAGACAAGCCACTTTCCTAGCATCGCTATAACACCTAACGAGGTCGCTACAATGCCTAAAATTTCTGCTACATTCATGAGATTTCCTCAACCTCATATCCAGCATTAACTAAAACTTGCGCTTCTTCATCAGAAATTTTATGTACGCTACCACCAAGGTAGTAGTTATCTGCCAATTCAAGGTCCTCGTTCTGGGGCCAACGTGTTTCGTAGCATTCACCATCGTAAACTACTACAGTAATTCCACGAGGTATTTGATAAAAATCAAACAGTCTATGGTCCCCAATTGGGCCTTCCATTACTGTAGGTGGTTTGAATAGGTACATGTGTTCTCCAGGTAGGTTAAGTTACCAACCCCACCCCCAGGAAAACCTGGGGATGAGACTGATGACTTAATTAGTCAGCAATGCTTGAGTCAGACTCAATGCGGTATAGGCACTCGTCGCGGTAGATTGCGTGACCAAGTACGCCGTACCAACCCATTGGGCGTAGACGCATCAACTTGTCGGTCACAGGACCAACTACCATGTGTGGCTCTTCTGCCACAACTTCAGCAAGTGCTTGCTGTCCAGCGAAGAACGTTGAGTAAACGCCTGCTACTGGTTCGATACGTGCAGATTCTACAAAGAATGCACCTTCGAAAGCACCGATTTCACCAGCGTAGATGTTGCCAGTGTCTTGGTAGTTGTGCGGAGCACGCCAAGCAGCAGCATCAGATTCAGCACGAAGGTCGTGTGAAACTTCTGGATGAATTGCAGACCAGTACATGCTACCCTTGCGGTAAGGGGCCTTGTTGGCGCGCAATTTAGCAACAACGTAACGAACGTCAGCAGCGGTGATAGTGCCAGTAGCATCTACTCCACCTTCTGCAAAACGAACATTGTCACCTTCAAGCAGAACATCCTTGACGATTTCGTCAATGCTGTCTGCCATGTTGAATGCAAGAATGTTTGCAATCGCTGGGTCTACATCTGCTAGAGAAAGCAGGTTCAACTTGCGAGTTGTAACGGTTGCATTGCCATACTCTTCTAGGGTTACAAGAACCTTATCTGGAGTATCTAGACCTACTGAATCAACGTCAACAGTTTCTGTTAGTGTTGAAGTCTTGCGAGCAAGGTCCTTGTATTTCTGTAGTACGATAGTTTCGCCTGGGTTAGTTAGGGACGATGGACGCTTATCGGCAACGGCGCGCAGCATTGGCTGTGCACGTAGTTGGAATTCGATAAGACGGTCATACGCCTTCTGTACTAAACCGGCATCACCAGCGGTTCCACCAAGAGCCGTAGAGGCGGTGGAGTTAAAGCCAGTTGCATTAGCCATTTTTTAGTTTCCTTATGTTAGATTGATTTCGACTATTCACTGCCGAAAATCAGATTGAGAAGTTCTTCCTCGGTCTGAGCCTGATTAATACGGAGAAGGGCATCTTCTGCGCGGTCAGGTGACACAGCACCGGAGGTTACGGCATCAATCTGACGTAATGCAGCCAAGTCGGCTGGATTAACGGCAGTCCCCGCGTTAGCGGAAGGCACACCAAAAACGTCAGCATAGTCTTCAAGCCATGAATCAAAGTCGTTAGACTCTACATCAATGTCTTGCGGAATGAATGCTGCTATCTTTGGGCTGATGCCCTTGGATTCTAGGATGGACTTGACACTGGTATCGCGAGTTGTCTTCCGGAGTGACGTTAACTCGGATTCCAATTCTTTGATTCTCTTTGATTGTGAACGTTCTGCACGACGCAACTTCTTTACAACATCATCACCTGATGCACGCCGAGGCGTTGGTTGCTCGTCTAAATCGTCCTCAAAGTCGTCTTCGAAGTCGTCCCATTCTTGAATGTTGTTACTCATAGTAACCTATCTCCCTTTATTCATTAGTCGAATCGTAGCGACGCGAATTCACCCAGGGGCGGATGGTTCGGATACTACTACCAGTCTTATACAAGGTAGGGGCTGGTTGGTCCCACCTGATTCTATTTATACTCTACGTTTACGTCGTAGACTTGCGGATGATGCACCAGTTGAACCCTGGAACTCAGCACGTGCCTGAGAACGTAAACTTGTTACACCCTCAGAAGTTCTTTGTAAAACATTTTGTTTTTCAAGTTCAGACTCAAGGTCAATTCCTGAATCAAATGTTTTTGCTGCTGCACCTAAGCCAGTAATTTCTTGCGCTGTTTTTTCGTAACCAGCGCGAGCACTTCCACGTTCAACGCCCATCTTAAATAACTCTTCTGCATTCATACTATTTGATAAACCAAATTCAGAAGCAGCAGCACGAACACCTGCAATATCAATCTTCTTCTTTAGTTCAACAGCACCTGCTTCACCAGTAAGTAAGGCTTTTGCTAAGTCTTTACGACCTATGCTTGGGAAGTTTTGGGAAAGTTCCCTCTTCAAGAATTCATCAGCATTATCTATTGCGTAGAATGCATTAGATAAGCGTGCAGAAACTTCTTCAGCATCTACGTCTCCACCAATAATGTCTGCAATATTTGCATCATTACCTAGGTCGTTTAGACCGTACTTATTAAATTCTTTTTTAATTTGCTTTGTCATTGTTGAGTAGTCAGCAACAGTTGGAATATAAGCAACGTTATATCCCTGAGCCTTGCGAGCCTTTAACTTAAAAATACCAGCAAAGCGGTCCTTATAGGCTTGCGGAGCATTCTCGTCCGTTAATAGTACATCGGGAATATCAGCATCGGTCATACCTTGATTGTAATATTTTTGAGATGCATTGTACAAAGAAAGTAACCAAGGTGCCTCTACGTCAATGTTATCAAAGAAAGCAGAGAACTGTTGACGAAATACTTCGTAAGCAGGAATCTTATTATCTGTTGTTTCAGCCATTATGCACCAAATCCAAACGCTTTAGCAAATGATGAACCAAGGTTCTTTGCTTCTTGTTGAGCCATTGTACCATATTGAAAACGAGTATCTGCACGTAAATCTGCGCGGAACTCGTTAAGAGTTTTAGTGTAAGGCTTACTGTCTTTTGTAGCAGTAAGAGCCTTGCTTAGTGTGTTGTCAAATAAAGTTATCTTATCTGCATTTAAGTCAAGCATTGATGCCATAGTTTGAATGTAGTCTTGTGCAGCCTCGCGAACAGTTAACGCTGGGTTTTTATTTAGAGCATCAGCAAGACTACCATACAAAGCAATAGCACGCTTTCTGTAATCATTTTTAACTGTAGTCTCATCACCTTTACCAAGGATAACATCAAGGGTTTGTCCAATTGCAGAACTGTCTGAAAGAACAACACCCATCTCTGATGCGTAAGTTTTAAGATTATTTAGAGTCGTTCCTGCTAAACCACCTAGTGACTTTCCTTCTTGAATATATTTGGTTGCAAGACCAACGCTGTACTCGTAAAGGAATGCACCTGTATCAAATGAATAACTAGTACTAGTACTGCTAGTACTACCACTACTAGATGAACCACCCGAAGTGTTTCCCTCTGCATCAGTTGTACTTGAAGTTCCACCACTTTCAGAACTTTTACTTTTACTTTTACTTGCATACCTTTTTTCAGCAGCACGTAAAACCTTAAAGTAAGCAGCCTTTTCTTTTAGGGTTGCGCGACGACCAAATAGAGTAATCATCTGTTGGTCTAGTTGACTATATGCAGAAACCTTGGGAGTAAAAGAGTATGACTTACTCTTACTTTTACTTGATGAAGAACTACCCATACTGTAAGTAGTAGGTTTACCAGTACTATTAGCACCAGCAAAAGTATCCCCTTGGGTTGCGATAGCAGGATTGTCTGCTGCTGGGCCACTATTCTCGCTTGCCATTATTTAACTCCATTAAGTATTGGTGAATCAACAATGTTTAATTCATCTTGAGATAGATAGCGTTCATACATTTGCTCAAAATCAGGATTCTGTGCAATAATGTATTCAGCCATTCGGTCACGCCAATCAGCGAAACGCTCATTAGTTTTAGTATCAAGACCCTCAACTCCAGTTAGAGCGCGGTTCTTTTCTAGTTCTGCCATGATTACTTCACGACCTTCAAGGTACATAACTAGTCCTTGAATTGACTTATTTTTAGTACCAACAGTTTTCATAAACTGCTCGTCTTTAGTAAAGTAAAGTGCAAGTTCTACAAACTTATCACTCTTCTGCAATGTTATACGGTTTTCGCGAGTGTCCCAGATTGGAAATTGTTTACCAACGTAGTCAGCAAGACGTTCTTTCCATGGACTGTAATACTCTCGATAAGCAGCGGAACCCTTTTTGATGCCATTTTTTTCTGCATCTCGTTCAATGTACTCAAGGTTATTAAAGTATTCAGACCAACCAGCGGACATTTGAGCACGACGCTCTGCATCTTCTGGAGACATGTTACGGCTCTTTAATGGTTCACCATTGATTTCAATACTATAAAGTAAGTCATCCGCAATCGGACTATAGTTATTTTCTTCACCAGGAATATTAAATAGAGCACCAATAAATGGATTGTCTTCATAAAGTTGTGCTGCTTTACTTAGGGAATTAGTATTAGCCTGAATTCCCTTAACTGTCATTGTATTACTAATTAAACCAAATCGATTGTCAGAATTAGATGAACGCAATGTAGAAACAACACTACTTGCGAACATAACACCTTGAGAGTCAAGTTCAGTAATAAGTTTAACAGAACCTTCAGAGTATCCAAATTCATTCTGATACTTTGTAAGACTCTGATTTAATTCCATCATCTTTGAATCGTTAGTTTTACCAGCAACTACTGGTCCTATTCCAGATGATAACGCTTCGACCATCAATGCTTTTCGAGCCATGTCTTCGGCTCTAGCAGTAACTTCATCGCTATCTAATGACTCATCATTAAGAATCATTTCGGTAGCAATCTCGTCGCGCGCAGCATCTAAACGTGCAACCCAACGCTGTTGAACTTGAGGAACTACTTGTTCAATAATTGGCAATGAGCCAGTCATTCCATAAGTAGCGGCAAGGGCAGATATGGTTGCAGAGTTAAATGGAACTGCAGCACTCTGTACGTTGCTTAGTAAACTACGTCCGTAACCTTTTTCGTAAAAAGGCAAGATGTGCTTACTGGAAAATTCATCAAAAGTAACATCAAAGTTATCTTGCAAAAATGAATCTATATTAGTATTTTTTGCTGCAAGTTTAATGCCTTCAGTTGCAATAACTTCACCAACAGGTCCACCAAATGTAGGAATAACAGGAACCTGTCCCTGTGTAATTACATCAAATCCAGTTGGATTAATTGTAATTGTATCTCTACCAGTTTTACTACGGAGCCATGCTGAGTTAAGTACAATGTTTTCTTTTCCTGTACCTTTACCCCATGGAGTACCTTCTTCTACAAGATTTCCTTCTTCGTCATAGACGTATCCAGAGCGGTATGGAGCATTGTACGCTTTTGCAAGCATGTAAGCAACTTCAGGGTTACGAGCAGTTGTTCCTAACCAAAAACGACTTGAGTTCTGGTGTGCCATGTAAAATGGTGTTAAGAAGCGAAGTACTTTTGCAGGACTAGTGTATCTTTCTACAGAATAAAGACGCTGCATCAGTTCTTTGTAAGCACGGTCAGTAGCACCAATCTTAATGCGGTCAGCATTAGATTCTATGTACGCTCTAACCGAATCATCTGTTGCACCCGGAACCTTGCGTGCTTCTGCTTCATAACGACGAGCCAATTTCTTGGCTTCCGCATCATGAACCATACTAAAGAATGGATGACGAATTAGTCTATCTTCAGGCAATGTACCAATAATATTAAATACAAAAGAGACGGCATTTTTATATCCATTGGTAAGAGACTTGTCGCGTAATTCAACTGCACCAGTAACTTCGAATCTATCATTTAGATGAATTCGCGCTGATTCTTCAGGAGTAAATCCATCGACTGCAAGTTTATGAATATTTCCATATGAAACTCCAGGAACAGAACTGCTTGTTGGAAGCAACTGTTCAATCTGTGCATATGTTACTGCAAGTTGTTCTTCAAAGGAAAACTTTGTATCCATAGCCCTTGACATGTTTGTCATGCTTTGGTTAATTTCGCGCTTCCAGTTTACTGCTTCTGTATCGGAACTATTCAACCATGCTTTAGCATCTTCAAGTGCCCTAGTTGGTGATTTTCCTTCTGCTAATCCTTCAACAATTTTACGAGCAGCAGCGTCCTTCATAATCACATTGTTCACGTAATCAGAATGAGCATTGGCCCACTTAATATCTGTTCTATCAATTCCACGACGAGCATGCCCAGCATTAAGGAATCCACTGCCAGTTACGCGACGCTCATCTAAAAGAATACGAGTTGAAGAAACTTTGGAACTAGAGGCATTACGAATCATGTCTCCGGCTTCGCCTGCAAAGGCTTGACCTATGTATACACCAGGAAATATTTCTACTTGGTTTTCACCGGTATAAGATTTTTTAATTTTACCAGAGGGTGTGACTTTACCGCCAAGTACAGTTAACTCATCTTGCAGGTCTGCTCTTTGAACTAACAATCCAATTGTTTTATCAGCATGAACGCTCAAACGTTCTAATCCAAACTTTGCATTTCCTAAAGCATAAGAAACAGTTTGCGCTCCATTGGCATCCATCTTTTCTAATTTAGATAGAGCAAAGTTTGCATCATCACGGTACTTAACAATAGCGTTAATAATGTCCATGCTGGTTGAGCGGTTTGCTAACTGAGCAGCATCTTGCCATTGCTGGTTTGTAAATAAACGAATAAATTCGTTTCCTGCGTCTGAACCATAATCTGCTTTACCACTAATTGCTGGGTCAACAAGTTCTTTCATTGCTTTTACAATGTCATCTGCTTCTTTAACTCCAGAAGACTTGTATCTTGCCAAGGCTTTTAGTTGGTCTTTTACAATAAATGACGCAAGTGCAAGCCCATCAGTATCTTTAATGATTTCCTTATTGGCTTCATCAATCATGATTTTTTTAACGCCCATTGCAATCTTCATTCCATCATTACTTGGAATTAATTGCTTTTTGATTATACCTTGTTCTTTGCGTAAATCTTGCGCCCTATCATTAAATTCTTTAGTTGCTTTTTCGCTTGTCTTACGGTATCCACGATTACTTAGACCGCGTGCAATTGAACCTGGGTTTCTCCGAGCACTAAACATGTCGGTCCAGCCGTAACCATATGTTGATGCAAAATCATACATGGAAGCAGCAGTACGCAGGTATCCTTCAAAGACGTTACGTGTTGTATACTTAAAACTTAATAGGGTAAATGGCTTCCAAGCATAGGTGTAAAACTTATCTAGCCCGTCAATAGCAACATCGTACCCGGTGCGAACTCCTGGCTTAAGAATGTCTGAGTATAAAGAGTAACTTCCAGTTCCGCCTTCAAGTGCTGCCCGCTCTGCGGTCTGCATTGTTTCTCTTACCTTCTTGGAATCCCAACCCTCTTCCAGGATACCTTCCATTACTCCGCGAAGCAATTGTGGATTTTCGCTCATAATTTGGTCGAAGAACTTTATATCAACACTAAAGTGAATTCCAGGAACTTGAGTTTCAGTAAGGGTGTTTGCTGCTAGAGACCTGCGAATTGCGTAGTAATCATTACTATCGGCAACTGCGCGGCCTTCTCCTGCTGCTCTTTCTTCTGCTAGTCTTGTAACAATTTTTTCCATCTCAAGATGAGCCTGAGGAGAACCACCCTCTGCTTCATCTGCAATGGTGTACTTCTTTTCCATAAGACTTTTAATCTCACGAGACTTTGCACGGTTAGTTGATTGAATTAGTTCACGTGCAAATACATTGGCTGCATCACGTTGAACCATATTCATTACACCAAGTTGTTCACCGTAGTGCTTTTGAATAAGTGCTTCAATTCCCTCGTCCTGAAGATTTTCAAGAAAGTAAAAACGTTCTGACTTACTAGTTAGACGGCGGTAGTCGTTTGAACGACCTTTCATCCAGTCAACGTCTTTTCCAGAAAGTTTTCCAATTTGAGAAATACGAGAATCTGCCTCTAGGTAGGAACGCTTACCAGCAGTTCCACCAAGGTGCGCAAGACCAGCAGGAACTTCACGCAACTGCTGATTTGGATTAATCCACATTGCTGCACGAACTGCAGAAGTTTTCATGTTATTTGCTTTTGCAACTTCACGCGCTAAACTAAGTTTTTTGGTTGGGTCAATGTTTAAGAAAATACCATCTGACTGTACAGTTGCAATACCTGCGCGTACGCGTTCTAAGTAAGAATACTTAGACCAGGTTCGTCCAATTGAAAGGTCACCTTCAACAACGGTGCGGAAAGCACCTTGCTTCATTAGTAACTCTTCTTCTTGCTTGGCAATTGCTTCGCGAGCGTCAACAACTTTTTGCTTTGCGGCAATGTTCTTTTCAAAGTTTTCTGGTGACATTTTTATTTTAGATTCAACAAGTTGACCAATTGCTTTTTCTTCATCAAGAAGTTGCTGAGTCTTACCAGTGTTCTGAATTAGTAATTCATGAATATCGCCGTATTGAATTTTAACTTTTTCTAGGCTAGGAATGTGACCAAGGGAAGCCTTGATTACATCACCCATTGCTTCTCTTCCACCAACCTTAAAGGCATCAGAAAGAGATACTGCGTAACCCGAAGGGTTAGATGAATCTGCAACTAAACCATAGGCTTGAATTGCGGCGATGTTCTCTGGGTCTTTTTCTACAAGTTTGAAAATTTGAGCAGCGGAAGTATTTGATGCCTGATTAGTAACTGCTTCGTCAATTTCATTAACTAGCATATCAACTCGTCCGTAGCGACTTCCTGCTGGACGAATTAACTCGCTCTTGCGGATTACTTTTACAGCACCGCCACCAACTAGAAAAACTGGGTCTAAGAAGTTAAATCCAAGGTCTGCTGTACCTGACCAGAATTGTGCTGAACCAGAAGTGAAGTAATCATTTACTTCTTTTGAGTTGGACCAGTCAATTTTATCTGTTCCTTGCTCACCAGCAAAATTCCAGTCACCAATTAAACCAACTAATGCGCGACCAGGAGAAATACTGCGTCGCCATTCTTCTTCACCTTCAACGGATTGCTTTGAAGATTCAAATCCATTTTGCATTTGCTCTACAAATGACAGGTTGCTGTTTTGGTCTCGGTAGTTACTGTTTAACTGTAAAAGAACAGCACTTAGACCTGGGGCAATGTAATCGCGGTAAGGAATTGCAAGTTTACTTAAAGCCGACAAAGCAGGCTCTGCGGTTTCTACAACATTCTGTCCAGTTTCACCCTCAAAAAATCCACCGACTTTTTTACCAACAAAGTCTTTGGCTTGTTCGAATGGATTATTAGGATTATCTACAAATGCATCAATAGGATTAGCCATTATTCACCAATCTTCTTGTTGTTATTTAATGTTATAAGTTCATTAATGAATTGATTGCGTTGGTCATCGCTCGCCCAGTCGATTGATGCAAAACCAAAAACAATATCTGGGTGCTGCGAACCAAGGACATTAGTAAATGCCGCAATATGGTTCTCTAAACTCATTAATTATTCCTTGCTTGAGATAAAACTGATTTCCAAAAGAGTTTGAACCCTTCAGACTGCCCATCTTGGGCTGCTTTTGTATCTAGAACATCTTTATATGCTTTAATCATTGCAAAACGGTCAGGAACTTCAGGTTCTGGTGTCATTCCAGGGCCTGTCATGTAACCATTGGTTACAGGAACACCTGGGTTTTGAGTAGGAGCGTTGATTGGAACTATCGGATTTGCCATACTTGCTTCTCTTACCTGTGCTGCACTAGGACCTTGAGACCTAGAACCTGCTAAAGGTGCTCCTTGAGTAGCAGCAGCGGTGTCAGAACGATAACCGTACTGTCCGTTTGATGGTACTTCGCGCATTGCTTGCTTAGTTCCAGCCATTCCATCAGTCCTTTTTCCAGAACGAGGATTGGAAACAGCAGCGCGCTTTTCATTTGAAGGTGCGCGATATCCGCCACGTGCCATGTTATGCTCCTCGTCGTACTATCTGGATTGGTCCTCCAGAGTTAATATCTAATTTAATAGCAATCTTCATTGCTTCTTCGATGGTCGCCCCGGCAAGTATTGCTCCAGTCGCCCAGTTACCACCAGTGCCGATAGAATACGTATTAGTATTCGTACGTAAAATTGAATAATCTTCGCAAACATAAAATAACTTATTCTCTAGACCGACTATGAAAACTGCGCCTTCGTCATCTTTAAGAACGTAGCCAGTTTCTTCGTGTGCCCTGCGCATTGCAGGTACAAATTTTGATACCATAAACTTATACAAGTTACTGCCATCATACACTGGAGGTTCCCAGCCATAGGTAATAATGTCGCAATAGCGACTTACACCTGCACCAGCAATAACATAGTCACCAACTTCTGTGATTTTTTTTATGTCTTTGCTAACCCAGGCTCTTTCACCTTCAGTGGTTTGACTATCTGCCGCAAGTGTAAAACCTTTTCGGTTTTGTACGCCTACGATAGTTGTCATATTATCCGCCCATTGCCGAAAGAATTGTTGCTATGTCAGCAGGTGGCTGTTCAGCCTGAGGTGGTCCTGCTGGTTGTTCTGTTGATGGTCCTGGAGGAGCCTGTTCTGCAGGTACTCCTCCACCCATTGCTGCGAGCATTTGCTCAGGTGCCATAGGTGCTTGAGGAACCATTTCTTGTGGTTCAGGTTCAGGAGGAGCAAACGATTCAAGAACTGCATCTTCAATGTCTTTACCGCGGCGACGCGACTCAATAACCTTAGCCATTTTATTAATAATGTCTGATGGGTCTTGTCCCTGAGCGGCCATGCTAGGAATTGCTTGTGCTGTTGCAGCAAGTGAACCTGCAAGTGAGTCTCGCATTCGCTCTACGTCAATCTTTTCTTGCTCTGCAGAAACGTTCATTGACCATGGTAGTTCGCGCATTACAAAGTCACGGGAAGCCAAGTTAGCCTGTAGTGCTTGTAGTGCAAAGATTAGGGCTCGGTTAGGGTCAAGTCCAGCCATAAGGCCATAACGTGCCTGTACTGAGTAGTCACCATTAATGTCTTTGTAGGTATCATATGAGATTTCATACGGTGTACCAGTTTGAGTACCCGTAATCTTCTTTATACCACCAAAGAGGCGTTCGTCCATTTCGAAGCATAGGCCGATAACGTCCTCAAACAGTTCCTGAAGAATCTGCTGGCCAGCCTTAACCTGCGTATCGAAACCACCGAGAAGGGCTTGCACTCCGGAGCCAGTAATGATGCTAGCATCAATTGTTCCAGAACGGCCTTCAGGGTATCGTGCACCCATGCGCATTTCGGATTCTAGTACTGCTTGCTCCTGGAACGCACCAGAAGGTAGTTCTAGTCCTACTCGTCGGATACCTTGTGGGTTGGACGAACGTAAAATTGCGTCTGGTCCGAAAGCGAATTCTTGTACGTCCTGAGGAACAGCAAACGGAGCATTAACTGACTTTTCCGCAGCATCCATGGCGAGCCATGCGAAGCGTGCGCGAGCAAGTTGCGGGTAGATAACATCATCAAACTGTCCACGTGGGTCATCAGGGTCAATCCCTGGTCGGCGCGCGATGCGCACTGTAACCATACCCATTGGGTTTATAGCCTTCTTTAATGGAAGGTTATCCTTTTCGGGTAGGAAAAGTAAGATTTGGTCTTTATCCTCATAACGGATTAATTCCAGTTGCTGGTTCATATCCGTGTTGTCGCGACCTTGACGACCGATTATTTGCGATTCGTATTCTGGAAACTCAACAATAAGTTCACGCATACTCTTTAGGTATCGCTTGGTGTATGACACTAACCGACCGTGGCGGTCAAACTCTGGGTAAGCACCTAGTGGGTTTTCCACACGGATTCGTGGCATAAAAGTTTCAAAGTCTGGTTCTACAACAATTGGCAGGAAGCCATATGTTAGATACCAGTCTGCACCGTAGTACATTTGGCTTTGTAGTTTAGAAGACTGAACATAGTGATTGGCAATTACTGTCTTAGTATCTGCCCTTTTCTTAGCGCGCTCGTTATTCGTCTTAACTGTTTGGCAGTTAAAGGAAGGTAGCGGAGCAAGTACTTCGGAAATGTCGCGGGCTGCCACATCAATGAAGTTAGCAATCATGGACTGAGACGCGCCCTCTGGGAACATCTCTGGTGCAACATTGGATAGGTTTCCACGGCGTACGTCTAGTACGTCTGCCATGCGCTGGTCGCGATACGAGTAGCGTTGTTTTAACGCTTCTACCTTATCGGAAACTTGTTGTGCTGATAGCATGGATATCCTTTTACATGTAAATGACTTGTTGCTCTGCGTAAGCGTCGTCAAGGTTTATTACTCCGCGCTGCGCTTCTTGCTTGCGGGTAATGAATCGATTATGTGAGAAGTAACTTGTATTTGTCCCTTGTCGGACAATCTCTTGGGCTTTGATTTCACAAAACCATAGTGCCATAACAAGGTCGGTAGCACCCTTGGTAGTTGCTGACCAAGTAATTAATTGGTTAACAAGTGCCTTAGTGTGTTCGTTAATGTTGTCTGGGAATTCAAGCAAGTTGTCGTTTTGAAACTTTCCATCTCGGATTGTTCCCATGAGGTTAGATATGGCTGCGACACCAAAACCAACATCCCATTTATTCTTGCCTGTAAACTGCTCAGCGAGTCTAGTGCCTCGGTTGGCAAGCCAATGTCGTAAATCTTCGTCAAGTGAGAATGCTTTCTGGAATGCATTGATTTCAATGCGTAACTCCATAGGGCGGTATCGCTCTACAAAGTCTTCGATTAAAGAACGGATTTTGCGGGGAGTAGGGTCTGACATGTTGTAGCAGTCAAGAACCATTCTATGTCCGGTATCTCTTTCTACCGCATAAACTACGGCAGCAGTCTTACCAGCCATGGCAGGGTCAAGACCCATAATGGTTACCCAGTTACCACCCGAGGGGTGGCCAGGCGCATTTCGATTAAGTGGCCCAGGCTTCCGCATTCGGTTGATGCAACCGTTAACCACCAAGGGTGGGAATACTGCGTCTTCTTCAACGTCTTGCTGTTGGTATACCAGAGCCCAAGTTGAGGAGGACACTTCGCCACGTCTGCGATAAAGTTCGGTTCCATCCCATTTGGGGTAATGCCCATTCTCGTCAGGGTAAGTATCCTCGTCACCATCCCAGGGACGGTCCGACTTAGGCCAGAGGGTGACCCAGTTCTTAGGGTCATCCGCAAACTCCAGTACCGCTGGCATTGCGAGATAGGTAAATGGGGATTCGCCTTGTGCCCAATGGTCCTCGTTGCGGAGTTCCTTATACAGGTCAATAGAGGATACGCGTGTTCCGGCGACAATTAATTTACCATTCTTACCCAAACGGGTAATAACCATCTTCTGCAACCAGTTGAGTTGCTTTTCCCATTCATGGGCGTTAGTAGTACCTACAACGTCATCAAGAATGATTAGGTCGGCGCGAGTACCGTAAATCTGCTGGCCGATACCCAGGGCCTGTACGGTTGGGTCCTTTTCACCAGATGAGCGTTCTAGATAGATTCTATCCTGTGTCCATTGGTCCGCGGTGGCTTTATAGCCTCCTGCTGGTCCATACACTTGCTGCATCTTGAGCCAGGCATCCTCAGTTAATCTTTGCTTGACTGAGTACAAGAATTCTTTGGCGCGCGTCTGAGTCTGGGATACAAACACAATGCGGATGTTGGGGTCCATGGCTATGCGGTATGTGGCATAGTTAACCGTTAAAACGGTGGACTTGGCGTGCTCGGGGGGTACGTTTACTAATAGGCGATTTGAGTTGCCGGTCATGTACGTCATGGAGTCATGTAGCCAAGAAGGCTCTTTTCCCTCTAGAACATCAATCCAGGACTGGTGGTGTGGGAAGACTTCCATGTTTAGGAACTCTTTAGAGAAAGTGGCAAAGTTAATCTTTTTGTCGGAGGCTACGTGTAACGAGGAGGTTACAGTCTGAGCCCCAAGCGAAGACGCTTCATCTAACTTGGATGAGAACTTAGGGTCTTTGAGCCAGTTCCGGAGAACTTCCTTCTTGCGCCCTACGTTATTGAGCGCGGCCTCCACAGGGATTCCCTGGGATACCAGTTTAAGGACAGAGGCTTGGTCATTGGCCAATTTAACTCGTGTATGGTGTAGGTCACCACCTTTTGCACCCATGTCAACATCCAATCAAAACTACAAACAAAACGTGTTACAAAAGGACCGCGCAAAGCGGTCCGTTATACTAAACAAGTATACATATATACTAACCCCATTAGAGAACTACCCGTAACGCATAGTTATCAAAAAAAAATAAAAATCTTTTACAGAGACCAGGGGCAGGGGCAGAAAACCCAAACAATGCAAGAAAATCTAAGCCAGAGTAATTATATATACATACCCCCCTCTCCTTAAGAGTGGGTAGTCAAAGAATCTTTTTTTTCCTTACCTGTCGGTCCTTTCCTGTTGCGTTTCCGCAACGGTGGGGGGTGGGGGTAGGGGGTGGGTAGGGTGTTGCTTAATTAAAACAAAAGTATTTATCATTGACTGTCTGGTGTAGGTATTGTGCGACATGGTGCGAGGTGCGAGGTGTTGCGACATAACAACAACTAACAACAACTAACGATAACTAATGACCGCTTGAATCATTACTAACAATTAGTAACGCGTTGCAATGTAACAACACAACAACACAACAACGAGATAGCGATAAGGATAGATAGCCGTTACCGATTAGCAACAACACACAACACACACACGCGCACGCTTGCGCGTTGCGCTTACGCAACTAACCAAAACTATCGGCGCATTGTTTAGCCGTTGCGAATAAGTAACTAACAACAACTAAGCGCGACTAAGTTTCGATAGCGTGAAATTATTTTGCGCGCGCGTTGCGCGTTGATTAGTTGCGCGTTGCATTGTTGCAACATGCAAACATTACGCGCGAGATAGTAACGCCCGATAGTTTCGCGTTGTGAATTAGTAACGCGTTGAGAATTGCGCGCGAATAGTTGCGAGAGTTGCGCGCCGTTGTGAATTAGTAACGCGCGTTTATCGGTGCTGCATAAGTAGTTTAAGTTTCAACTATCCACCCAAAGCCGTTGAGAGTATCCGCAAGGATACCGCCGTTTAGCCTTGCGCCTATTGGGCGAATCGCTGTCGAGATAGTGGCGCGCGATATGCTAAACTGAGCGTAGCGAGGTTGAAACAACTCAACCCCGAAACCGAAAGGCACGAAATGAAAACCGAAATCAAGACAATCAAATACGGCACTATCGAAATCGCACGAAACGACTACAAGGCACGCGCGCAAGCAATCGAAACATGGCACGCCGACAAGTCGGAATCCGTTGCAAGCCAGTATCGCGTTTTCCGCGCGCAGTTGGTGGCAGACATGCAAGCAGACACCGAATCGGGTTTGGACAATGTAGCCATTGGCGCAATCTTGGGCGTATCCAAAGGCGAGGTTGGAAAACTTGGTGCTGCTGCATACGCGGGCAAATTGGGCATGGACATCACCGCAACCCTTGACGCAATCAACGACACCAACTCAGGCTTGACCGTTGGCGCAATCAACCGAATCAAGAAAAGCAAAGCAGAAAAGGTTGATAAGTCTGATGAGTTGTTAGCACTTGGCGCAGTTGAAAAGGGCGCACGCGCACCAAAGACACCAAAGACACGCGAGCAACTAACCGCTATCGCAGTTGCACAAATCAACAAAATTGTTGAGGATGCCAACATTGGTAAGTTAGCCCAAGTTACAATCGCCAACGCAATCTGGGAAGCCAACGAAACACTAAGCAACATCAAGGCAAACGCCACCAAGTAACAAAAAGAAAGTAGCCCCCCGAAAGGGGGGTTATTTTTTTGCCCATTTTTTTTGGGAAAAAATTTTTGGCTGCCGCCACAAACGGCTTCGCCGCCACAAACTCGTTGCACAGACGGCAATTCGATTAAGGGCAGGGTATCCTTCAGGATACTTTGGTGCAAATGTATCTCACGATAAGTGGTCCGCAACAAAATTTTGGGCGCATACGGCTCTCATGGTGGGTGGGTATCCTTGAGGATACTCATAGTAAAAACCCATTGGAATAAGGGTTTCTTGTCAGGATAAGGTGGTTGATATGGTATGCTGGACTTGTCCAGTCGGGATAGTCCTGACTGAGAACAGCAAGTATCCGCAAGGATACTCGAAAGGAAAGTCATGGGTAAGAAAGACAAAGAGTTCGCGGAAAAGTTCGGAAAGATTATGTCCCACTATGTCAGGGGCATGATTAGTTCTGATGAGTTAGTTGATGAGTCTATGCAAGTGCTTAGTGAGTTAGAAAGCGAAATGAGTGAATACTCAATAAGTCGGGCATGGAATGTAATTAGGTCCATTTACAAGGGAGAGGTATAGTCATGGGTAACTGGTATGTAGAAGTGCGCCACACAGGCTGGCGCGGCAAGGAACGCACGCAATCACATGGTGGCAAGGTAGATGTACGCCTTGACCCCGACAAGTACGCACAAGCACGCCTGCGCAAGATAATCGCTATCGCTGTGGCTCAAGGTCGCACGATACCTGAGGACAAGCAGGCTGAAATGCTGGCTCACTACAAGTGGGAGGTCGAAAGTGGAATCGCAAAATAGTATCCATCAGGATACCAGATACAATTTCTGGTGGAGAGATTACCCCAACAGTAATTACAGGCAGAGCCTTGAAATACACGCAAAAATGGGTGATGTCGTTGATTATGACGAATGGGTTAGGTTGTTTCATGCTCTAGAGATGTGCAGATTAGAAACCTTGCGCAAAATTAAGCGGGAACGCTATGAATCAGCATAGAATCCTTGTAATTATGGAAAATGGTGAAAGATACACATCAAAGTGTGGTAGTATCTATACAAGTTGGGCAGACGCTTGCAGGTTTATCCTGCAGGCTGGGTGCAAGGTGCATTCGCTTGTCCCTTATCAAGTGGAGGTTAATTATGTCTAGAAGTTTCAATGTCCGTTCGCGTTATCAGGAATTGCCTGAGCATGTACGCCAGTCAATCTCTCAACGCACGCTGTCGGGTAAGCCGAGGTCACGCGACCAACGCGCCCGTGATAAGCACGAAATCCGTGCTGTCCTTGAAAGTATCCAAGAGGATACTGATGATGATTGGAGTTGGTGGTTGTAATGACTAAATCTACTGTTGAAACAGTTGAGGGTGGTTTTTCTCAGGCTGTGTGTGAATGTGGCTGGAAGAGTTACTTCACTACTATGTTTTACTGGGATGCCGTAGATTGGGCTGAAAAGCACGATGGTTTCCATGAGTCTGGCTTCCTAGAGAGGGTAGATATCAATGTCTGAGTACCTATTAACGCTTGAGTTTAATCTCAACAATGACGGGTTCATGATACAGACCTATTGGTTCGACTTGGCTATGCCAATGCGCACTATCATGCTAGCCGTTACTATCTGGGCTGGTGTAAAGTTATTCAAGTCGCGAAAGAAAAGTATCCCAGCGGATACTCAAACTCACGACACCCTAGATGAATGGAGTTTCTAATGGATTGGAAACTAAACCCTGCCCAGACTTGGGCTATGCTCGCTATCATGTGGCTGTCAATGTGGATACTGATAGCCAAGACAACGAAAAGGATAGGTAAAAAGTAATGGCTGAGGCTGGTATGACCAAGTTGTATTGGTATGAAACTGAGATGAATAAACTGCAAGCACTTGGCTATTCGTCAGGTGAAGCACACAAGATAGTAAAAGGATGGCTCTCTAAAATGGAGGGCGTAATCGAGTGGTGGGAAAAGGAGGTAGAAGATGTTTAGTTTACGCAGAAAATCAAGTACCATTGAGGTTATTCGCAGGATGTTAGCCAACTTACAGCCAGTAGGATTGTCAGACACACCTATCTATGACCAACTAGAGCGTGATTGGGCAAGAAATCACACTAACTGGTAAAAATAGTCACCAATGTGTGGTACTATGTTTACATAATCAAGTCGTCGCCGTTTCGGTATCAGTAAGTTAGTAAGTATCCTTTGGGATACCAAACTTAAGGAGGCTTCAATGCCAACAATGGAAGAGCAAGAAACTACACCTACATTTACATGTATTGGATGTAGGATTAGTTTTGAGGGAGAGCCAAGTGCTGAACTCAATGCTGGTGCAGTATGCGAGGACTGTCACGGTACATGTATGACCTGTGACACTTCTTACAATCGTCAGAGTGGCTCTATGCATGCCTACAATGACGATGGAGAGTCGTGTGGTAGATGCACGCGCAACAGTTTCACTATGTGTAGCATGTGTGACACATGGGAACTTAACGACAACACCACCTATGTTGAAGGTTACGGTGAACGGGTATGTGAGTGTTGTCTAGAGAATAGATTCTGGTGGTGTGATGATTGCGACCGATACATCCATGAAAGTTGGGACCATGATGATTGTGGTATGAACGGGTTAGTTCATGACTATAGTTACAAGCCAACTCCTGTATTCAAGCACACTCAAGATGAGTTCGACAACGCCAGAAGTATCCTTCAGGATACCGACAATGTGATGCGCAAGTATCGCAAGATTCCTTACCTTGGATTCGAACTTGAGGTGGAATGTACCGATGGTAGAGATGCATACCGTGAGGGTGCTAATTTGTACGAGGATTCAGAGATTGTATACCTCAAGACAGATGGCTCACTCAACTATGGTTTCGAGATTGTTAGCCATCCTCTTACCCTCGACTGGGCTATGGAAAACTTCCCTTGGGATAGTCTAAAAATGCTTGAGGCTAAAGGGTTCGAGGCTTGGACTACCGATACCGCAGGTATCCATGTCCATGTATCGCGTGACGGATTCGAGTCTGAGTCACATCAGGCTAAGTTCGTTCACTTCTTTATCCGCAATGAGGTATTCTTATCGTGGCTGGCTGGTCGCCATAGTTCTAGATGGGCTAAGTTCGACCCCGAACACACCAAGAACATCAAGGATAAGTTGCGCCGTAAGCGTGACAGCGAGAGGTACATGGCAGTTAATCTGCTCAACTCTGGTACTCTTGAGGTGAGAATCTTCCGAGCCTCACTCAAGCCAGAGAGATTGCAAATGAACCTGCAACTTGTTGATGCTGTCGTTAGGTACACCGAGCGACTGTCCACTCTTGAGATGGTGCAAGGTAAAGGCTTCTCATCAGAATCGTTCATGCGCTGGGTAAATGGTCAGCCACGATACGAACAATTAAATGATTACTTAATGCGCTGGGTTGAACCGTTCACCCTTGGCGCGGAACAGATTGGAGAATAACTATGTGTCTACTTATGGTAACTATGGGGCAACTGCCCAAGCGTGAGCATTTAGTCAATGCAAGCGAGAATAATCCTGACGGATACGGCTATGCCGTACATCATGGCGACCGAATAATTACTGGTCGTAGCATGAAGTATGAGCAACTGCTCGACCGTTTCTATGCAGAGATGGCTAAGTCAGAGAATCCAGTAGGTGTATTCCATGCACG